TTGATGCAATAATGCAGAGAGAAGCATTTGCGATAGACGCGTCCTTTTGTGCATTTAATGCGTAGATTGCAAGTGTTTGTATCAAATTTTGACTATGTACCGTGTACTGTGTAGTGCCTTCGCTGTAGCACGTTCACTCAACTCTATTTAAATTTTCATTTCCCAGGATACAAAGTTAAAACGTATCCTGGGATTTTTATTGTGAATTTTTCTATGGCTTGCAGGCGAAGAAATGGAGAAACCTCCATATACCCCACTGCAAGGATGGAGTCGAAATGGCAAAGCGTGATTTATATCACAATCTAGAATTGGCATCTGTTGCCGTTCCGGTGGCAGCGCATGCAGCCTCAATTACCCTCGGTTCTTCAACGACGATTGACACGTATGGGTATCACGGTGTGGTGCTTGAAGTGATTGTTGGCGCAGTAACCGACAGCACTCATGCCCTCACTCTCTACGAGGCGGATACTGACTCGACCGGTAGTTATACAGCGGTTGCCGCAGGCGACATGCAAGGGGCGTTTCCCGCCAATGTGACAGCAAACACGAATGTGAAAGTTGGCTACATTGGGCAGAAGCGTTATCTGCGTGTACCGCTTGTGTGGACGACTTCCGGCTCTGGTGTTGGCGGTGTCTACGGGGTCCAGGCGATCCTTGGTTACCCGATGCACAAACCTGCTCCAAATCCGTAAGCGTTTGAGGAGAAGAGGGGCGCATGCTTCTCTTCTCACTATACGAGGAGAAAACCATGAGAATTCGAATGCTTCAGACAACTACTGGTTCCTATGACGGAACACACACTAAAGAGTATGAGATTGGGCAAGAATACAGCGTTGGGCACGACCTCATCTCGAAAGACTTGGCAGCATCATTTCTCGCAAGTAATGTGGCTGTTGAGATACAGGAGACTGAGCCAAGAGAAGGACAGGTTGTTCCTCACCAATCGCTTCATGCAAGTTCTGTTGAAGAGGAACCTGCTGGAGAACCAACTCCAAAAAGTCCTGATTTTACAGCCAGACATGAGAACGCAGAAAATCCGGCTACTCCTGATTTTACAGCCAGACATGATGATGCAGGCAAGCCTAGTTCTATGAGGGACTCCGGTTCTGCGACAAAACCCAATGCCGCAGAAAAACCGGATTCTATGGGGAAGCCGGATACTCAGGAAAAACCTAATTTTCCTGAAAGACCGAAAAAGTAACACAGTGGTGGGGAGAGAAAAATCTCTCCCCACTAATGGGGATAATACATGAAAATTCGTATGTTGCAGACGACCAAGGGATCACCAAATGGAACGCATGTACTTGAATATAAAAAAGATGAAGAATATGTGGTTAGCGGCTATCCGCTCCCCTTTGAATTGGCTGAGTCATTTCTTCGCGCAGGCGCGGCGGAACAAGTTAAAGAAGCAGGTTACAACGCCCCTGGTCCTAACGAGTTCAAGAGTGACGAGAGCGGCACGTCCGACGTACCGGAAGGGGATGTACCAGAAGCGACTCCCAGGCGCGGTAGGCAGAAACGGGGCATGACTGACCAGATCGAAGTAGCGGAGTAAGGGTATGACGGTTACTGTCGTTACTCCGATTACGCAGGAGCCACTGACCACACAGGAAGTACGCCAACATCTTCGCCTGGATTTCTCTGATGATGACAGCTACCTTGCCCTCATGATCAGTGAAGCGCGTGAATTTGGTGAGGCAGAAACACGACGTGCGTTTGCGCCACAAGGGCTTCAGGCGGTTCTGGAAATACCACTCATCCCTTCTGGGCCTCTTTCTGGTGGTGTTGGCTACCGGCAAAGCCTGCTTGAAGTACCCCTTCCACCTGTGACTTCTATCGAAAGCATTGAAGGAGAAACCAGTCCTGGTATTTTTCAAGTGATCGATTCCAGTAACTATGTGGTCGATCTTTCGCAGCAGCCGTGTCGCGTGTATTTGCTGACTTCTGCGTACTCCTTTCTTGGGAGCCAGTGGACACTGTGGATTGGGCCATATAATCCACGTTTTCGGGTGAACTATCACGCAGGCTATTCGCTTACACAGTTTCCTTTCACGCTCAAGCGCGCCATGCTGGAGCTCATTGCCTATTGGTATGACTACCGCGAAGGCAAAGATGACGCGCATGGTTCACATCAAAATACAGGCGGGAAAAATCCTGGCATGCCTCCTGGCATTCAGGATAAGTTTGAGAAGTATCGGGTGTATTACGGATGACGAATAAAGCGCATTTGAATCCTGGCGAGATGACCAGATTTATCACGATACAAAAACCGGTAGACGCTCCTGATGGTGCGGGTGGAGAGACACGCACCTGGGCTACCTTTATTCGTGTATGGGCAAGTGTGGAGCCCAATTCTGGTTCAGAGACCTATTTTGCGCAACAGCTCTATCCTAAAGAATCCTATACCGTACAAATCCGCTATAAGACCGGCGTCGTTCCTGGTATGCGTATCGTGCTTGGTTCGCATATCATGCGCATCCATAGCATCATTGATCTTTATCAGGAACACGCATTTCTCAAAATGAACTGTGAAGAACTGCAAGCAGAAGGGGCGGTGCACTAATGCTTGAAGGATTAGACGCTGTTCTTGCGGCGCTCGACGCGGAACTGATCAAAGTCCAGCAGGGGGCAATGGAAGTCGTAGATGACACGGTCAACACTTGCACACAATTGTCGATTGATTATTGCCCTGTTGGCAAAACCGGACGGTTGCAACAAGCAATTACTAGCGATCCTGCAACACAGGTAGGAGACACGATTGTGGGCGCGGCTGGCATTCCTGATGGTGCTACGACCTACCAAAACTTTGTCCACTTTGGTCACTTCACACGCAATCATCGCTCTTTCGTACCAGCCAATCCGTTTATCTCGCGTGCCTTTTTTGAGGTACAGCCAAGCTTCTTTTCGGACATGGAATCAATCGATCTTTAGGAGCACACTTTGGGCACAGCAACGCAACAGATACAGCAGGCGGTTTATGGCGTTCTTTCTACGGACGCCGCGCTACTTGCGCTGGTGCCTGGAATGTACGATGAAGTGCCAGAAAACAGGACGTTTCCGTATCTTGTCCTGGGGGATGCCACTGAGACACCATTGGATACCTTTGCACGTAAGGGGCGCATTGCCACCATTACGGTCTCCATTTATTCTATGCAGAAGGGTTTCAAAGAGTCGCTCACTATTGCGGATCGAGTAGATGTGCTGCTCAATCGCAATAGCTTTAACCTCTCTACCTACGATACGGTTTACACGATGTATAAAATGCTTTCGACGCAACGTATGGGTGATGGGCTGACCAGAAAAGTAGACATCAAGTATGACGTATTTGCTGAGGAGCGCTAGGTGGGAACGGCCACGCTTCAGCTTCAAGAGGCTATTTATGCGTTTCTGGAGGCTGATACTTTCTTCGCTGATCACGGTTGTGCTGTCTATGATGAGGTGCCTGAAAACGCTGCATTCCCCTTCCTGGTGCTCTCAGACGGCATGGAAACACCGCAAGATGTCTTCTCAGAAAAAGGGCGGTTGACGATCTTCAATATTCATATCTGGAGTATGGCGCAAGGGATGGAGGAAATGGAGGTGTTGTTTAACCGCGTGGACGAACTCTTACATTATAATTCAGCGCTGCCAGCGATGCCAGGATACGTGTTCATTTATGGGAAGCGAGACACGATGACCGTTCAGCGTGATACTGATGGTCTCACGAGGCATCTGGTGGCGCGTTACGTTTTTCTTAGCGAAGAACGAATCTAGCGTTGAAAGACTTCCTCATCATAGTGTTTCTGGATGGCCTCTCGGTAGAAGCGCACCACATCTTGTGAGATGGGCGCGAAGTGATGACAGTCCACTCCCACATTCAGGCTATTCACTTTTACCAGTTGCTTCTCGTGAATATGTCCAAAGAGGGAAAAGATGCCTTGTGGACGATGACTTGGTTCGTGTACCAGGGCAATATGTTGAAGATCAAGCGTAAGCATGAGGCAAAATTCTTTATAGATAGCGTAAAACGTTTCGCGCAGGGTATCGAGCGTGACCAATCCTTTCTCCAGATCATCTCGCTCATAGTTGCCAAAGAGTAGAGCGATGTCGCCATTTAGACGACGGCTCACATTGTAGTTACCAAAGTCTCCCAGATGATAGACGAGATCGCCTGATTTGACCTGGGCATTCCAGTTGGCAATCATGGCCTCATCCATCTCTTCAACACTTTGGAAAGGACGACGCGACAGATCAAGTGTGCGCTTGCTGCCGAAATGCGTATCTGCGGTATAAAAAATGTTCATTAAAATTTCTCCTCTAGGACTTGATAGACGGTCAACCCAATCTCATTGAGCGCTTCGTCGCTGTAGCCGCTAGAACGTACAATTGGTTTGCGGTCCCTTGGGCCACCTGCATAATTTTTGAGGTAGAGATAGTTTTTTCCCCACTCACATTGTTTTCCATAGATAGGAACAACGAGTACTTCATCACGGTGATTGGTACGGTACTCAATGGCTGTGTTCACAGCTTCGCTCGCATATTCGTTGGTAAGGATTGCCGGAGTACAGACAACCAGGATAATGCCGCTCTCGCGCATGATGCGTTCTACTTCTTTCACTGTTGGTGCGATGTATTCACAGGCAATGGTTTTGCCACGCATTTTTCCAACCAGGACAATTGATTTCTCAAGACGTTCCAAGAGCATTTTATCCTTCTCGGTTTTGCCGTCTAACATGGAGGAAATGAGAAACACGGTGGCATCAGCCTTTGGTGCGGCAATCATTGGATTGCTGCGATAGTCATCGCGAATGCTGATCAATCGTGCCTGGACAGCGAAACTATCAGGTCGGTTCGCTTTGTCCAGCGTAATCATTTCTTCCACTAAGCGATTGAGACGCAGAAGCGCTGGATGTGTTACCTTTGGTAGTGACACAAACTGAAATGGGGCATCAGAAGGATCAGTGCCACTGAGTAAAAAATGAAAGAGCGCGCCAAGTGCATAGACATCACTCTTTGGTTCAGAGCCCTTTTTGTACTGCTCAGGGGCCGCATATCCAGGCGAGCCAAGAGCGCTGGTATCTTTGGTGTTGGCCGCAAAGAAGCGTGCAATCCCAAAGTCGATCAGACGTACTTCGTCCTCTGGCGTAATCATGATATTGGCTGGTTTGATATCGCGAAAGGTGATATTTTGAGTATGCAAGAAGGTGAGTACATCGCAAAGCTGTGGGCCATAACGTAGCAGCGCAGCCAGATCAGGCGTGTGCATTACGTCTTCAAGCGTTTTGCCTTCGATATATTCCATTGCCAGATACCAACGTCCGTTTTCCGTGAAGTTCTCGTAGATAGCAGGTAGCATTGGATGACGAAGGTTTCCAAGTAGGCGCGCTTCATTTTTAAATGCGGTGACCGCTTTTTGATATTCCAGTCCAACCAGCGTGCTCTGGCTCATCTCTTTGATCGCAACGACACGATTGATGGTGCTATCCAGCGCTTTGTAGACGGCTCCCATACCACCTTGTCCAAGAACACCAGTGATGAGGTACTTTCCAGCCAGGATACCGGTGAGATTTCCTGTGGCGGTAAGGGATGCACCGCACGTTTGACAATATTTCGCGGTTGCGCGTGCGGTTGTGGCACAACCAGGACAGGCGATCATATTTTTCTCCTTACATGCATGAAAGAGACGGCGCTTTACCGTCTCTTCTTTGTTTGAACTTCTTAGGCAGCGCAGCGCGCCTTTAAGAAGGTGTATCCGATTAGTGTACCGCTATAGCGGCATTCCAGCATCATCTCTAGGGGTATCCACACGTTTTCTCCTGCCTCGCCCATCTCTTCGTTCATGTCTTTACCAGGAGTGATTCCGGTGACATCAGCGGTGTAGAGATATACCTGCTCGTTGGTCTGTGTACCGGTGATATATTTGGTTAAGAGCTCCACTTCGCGGATTACGTAACCGGTCTCCTCTAACACTTCGCGGATGGCGCAGGCGTCAATGCTTTCGCCGTCGTGGTCGATACTTCCGGTCACCGGACAGCCGTAGTAATGAGAGTAGTCGGCACAGAGTGGCTGACAACGCAGGAGCACTTCGGTGCCGTTGTTACGGGTGAGGAGAATACCAACGCTGTCGCGCCCACGACGCTCGGCGTAGGTGAAACCACCAGCCGTTTTATAAAGCGCAATCCACTTTGCGTCATGCACAAGGATTTTATTACTATGCACCACAACCTGTTGTAGAAGCTTTTGCATGCTTTCCTGCGTATACTGCTGTCTTTTGTTCTTTTTATTTCTATGTTTGCCCATTTGTTTGTTTCTCCTTGAATGTTTCGTTTATTTCTTCTACAGGAAGTATACGTCATTCGAGAGGAAACGTCAAGGGTTATTTCTCTGTATTTTCAGAAACAGCTTCCTTTACGGCAGTGTAGGTTACATCGCAGTTGAGGTTAAAGAGTTCATTGTTGATCACGAGTAGTAGCATAGGGATGTAGCAGCGCCCCAGGAAAATGAGGGCAACGCTATCTCCCCACCGCAGGTAGTCATGGAGTTGGTTGATAATATCTGCTTGATCTATTTCTTCGTCAGGGGCATAGGTATTTTCAAAGAAGAGAAAGTTGGGATCGAGTTGTTCTTGTAGATCTTCCTCGATACAATCGCGATGTTCTTCGTGCAGGCGCACGCCAAGTGAGATAGCTTTCATGCTGGTTCCTCCAGGTGTTGAATATAGGTTTCGTTATGAAAAATGGCCTCTCTTATAAAAAGAGAGGCGCTGGACTGTTTTCTATTATCGTGCACTTCTGCACAGGGCTTGAGCTTCTTTATAGATGGCACGAGCGGCCTCGCTGGATGCGTCTTTGATAATACGCTCGAAGTAACGGGCGCGCTCGCTTGCGTGATTGCTATAACGGTCGCTAGACAGTGCGCGTGCGATTTGTGCGCAGGCTTCGTTGTGCTCTTTGGGCGCGTCTTGCGCGAAACTTGCCAGGAAGAAGTAATCACGAATGCTGTTCAGGCTTGCCGGATTCAGGTCGAACTCTATTTTGAAAGTTTTGTTCATTTTTTTATTTCTCCTTGAATTTTGTTTTCGTTTATTTCTTATACAGGAAGTATAGCCTATCGTGCGTTTTACGTCAAGCATTTTTACGCCGTATTTTCAGATCGGGGAAAAACGCATTTTCTCTTGACGCGGGGCCAATTCTCTGCTAGTATAAGGGGTATCCACCTGTAAATAACACAAAAAAGAGAGAATTTGGAAATCGCAATCACCCCAAATTCTCTCTTTTTTGTACCTCAAAGAAAAATCATCATGAAACAAAGAAAACGCAAAGACGAGATGATGATTTTTCTTTGAGGAGTTGCACGATATGACCGCAATTGCAGGCTACGCCGGAAGTGTAAAAATTTCCACAAACGTCGTTCTTGAGATCGACAAATGGGATCTCAGTATTGACGCCGACATCTACGATACTTCTTCCTTTCCTAACGCCTGGAAAACCCAAATCCCAGGACTCAAAAAATGGTCTGGCTCTTTCAGTGGTCGTCAATACCAGGGAGACAGCACCGGACAGGCGCTTATACAGGCCGGACTCTTTGGCGGTACCAGCATTGCTCTTGCGCTCTTCACTGATGGGACGCATAACTATTCGGGAACCGCATTTATCAAGCAGATGAGCGTGAAAACGGCAGTTTCCGCAACAGTCGATGTATCCATATCCTTCGAGGGTAGCGGCACATTATCGTATACGTAAGATGTATATAGGGCGTATACTGCATTCTTCCTTCAAAATATTCATAAGAGATTAACGAAAATAAAAGACGTTAGTCTCTTTTTGTGTTTTGGAGGCATTTATGTCTGCTGTAAGTGGCTACAGGGGAAACGTTTATATCACGGCAACCCCTTCTGTTTCTTTTACCAATATGGCGATGACCGATAGTGGTGATCATCAACACTACACGACGCCGTCTGGAACGTATACGCAGCGCTATTGGGATAACACGCAACCGCTCACGGTACAAACGTCGGCTACTGGCTCAGGTGGATGGGCAACCGTGACGAATTATACCGCGCAGTATGTTGGCGGAGCCCTGGTCTTTAGTGTTCCGAACACGAATACGTTTGTGCGCGTCTCAGGGAATTACTTTACCTATTCAGCGCTTGGTGATGGGCACAGTTGGGATCTTTCTATGGATAGTGATATCTATGATGCTTCGACCTTTACGAATGCCTGGAAGATTCAAATCCCAGGACAGCTCAAGGCGTCTGGCAGCTTTGCCAAATTTTATAATGACGGCTCTTTTCTGAGTCTGATGAGCGCAGGCGCGCTGATGGTGTTTATTCTCTTTACCGATGCGCTATCAGGGCCAGCACCACAAAACGGGCCGCGCTACGAAGCATACGGCTATATCAAACAGGATCAACTCAAGCAGGCCGTGAACGCGACGGTGGACGAAAGTCTCTCTTTCGAGATTACAAGCCAGCTTTACTATGTTGCAAATTAATTGGAGTAAAACATGAATTTACGTGAGAAAATTTTTCAAACCAATGATCTACAAGAAGAAATGCTTGAAATTCCAGAATGGGAATGTAGCGTTCTGGTGCGTGCAATGACGGGCGCTGACCGCGCACATCTGTTGCAACATGCCATGATGAAAAACGGGCAACCTGATCTTATCAAACTGTACCCAAATCTTGCGATTGCCAGCATGCGCGATCCTGAGACCAAAGAACTTATTTTCAAGCCAGAGGATCGTGATCACTTGGCACTTAAATCAGGGGCGGCGCTAGAGCGTGTTGCGCAGGCCGCAATGAAAATCAATGGCATGTTACCAGAGCAGCTTAAAGAGGCAGAGCAAACTTTTTAGATGCCAACTCGGAGAAACGGCTCTACTTTGAGTTGGCACTTCGCTTAAAAAAGACGGTAAATGAGCTCTTGCTCGGTATGTCTTCGCAAGAGCTCACTGATTGGGCAATCTTCTTACGCATAAAAAATGACGAAGAAAAAGAGGCGATGGACAATGCAAAGCGAGGACATTAACATCTTTCTTCTCCATGAGGGACAAATCTATACCTATACGCAAACCTTCCACGCCTGGGAAGATGACGATGGCGCGGTGGTGCGCACACCTTATGAAGTTGCCGAGTATCTCTATGAAGAAGGAAACTATGCCTGCGACTGCAACCGAAGCCTCTTTCTTGAGCAATATTGCGCAGTTGAGTTTCCTGACGCCTCAGAAGATGACTTTTGCCCACTGCCTTGCGGCGAGACAATTACGCTGATCAAGTTGGTGAAATAATTAATTTTCAAAAATAAATTCTGAAGAAACAAAAATAAAAATTAATTATTTATTTTGCGTCTACTTGTGGTCTGGAGGTGCGTTATTCCGCTCTTGGGCGAGCTGGTCGTAAATTTCAGCGCGAACTTAACTGACTTCACCGCAGGTATTACGCAGGCGCAAACGCTGCTCACTGACTTTGGTACGCAGGTAGATGCGGTTTCGCAAAGTTTTAGCTCTACACTCTCCACCGCAGCCGCAAGTGCAGGAACGGCTGTTAGTTCTTCAGTGAGCAGCGCGGGTACTTCTGTTGCTTCTTCTAGCGCTTCGATGAATAGTGCGTTTAGCTCGGTCGTCTCTGCGTTTTCTTCTGCATCCTCTGGCGTTGCTGAATTTGCCACAAGCGTGATGGGAAGTTTGAGCGAGGCAGGGGCAAGTGTGGCTGAATTTGCCTCTGGCATCGGAGAGAGCTTACAGGAAAGCTATCACAGTTTTGTCGATTTTGGCAATCAAATCGGTGAGACAGTGAACAGCTTAACAGAAATGCAGTTTGCCGGTTTCAAGATGGTGCAGGGGCTCGTTGCCAGTGACGCAGAGATGGAACAAACGAAGATTGCCTTCAAAACACTCCTTGGCTCTTCGCAGGCAGCAGGAACCTATCTCACGCAACTGTGGAATTTTGCCGCGAAAACGCCATTCCAATTTCAGAACTTAGCAGGCGCGTCTCAGCAATTAATTGCTTTTGGTTTTAAGGCAAAAGACACCATACCGGATTTAACGACGATGGGGGATGCGCTCAGTGCAATGGGACGTACGGATGCCGGATCGTTGCAGCAGATTGTGGGCGTGTTTGGCCGTATTCAGGCCGCGTCAAAGGTGAACGCGATGGATATGAACATGTTGACCTTCCTGGGCATTCCAGGGTGGAAATATCTTGCGCAAGCAATGCATATGACGGTCACACAAGTACAAGAGCTTTCGCGCACCGGTAAATTGACTTCAGAGCAGGCAATTCCTGCTTTGATCTCTGGTATGCATCAAGCCTTTGGTGGCGCAATGGCCGCACAGGCCGTGACGTTTAATGGATTGCTGACCACGATTAAGGACAATTTGATTGCCGCGTGGCGCACCATCTCAGGGCCGCTCTTTGATCAGGCAAAGATGGCCTTAAAAGCCTTTGGCGATCTGGCAGGCTCTCCCGTATTTCAGAATTTTGCCAAAGTGATCGCAGGGGTACTTGCGCAAGGATTTGCCCTACTTGGCTCTGTCCTCAATTCCACCGTTGTTCCGGCATTTAAGACGCTCTTTGGTTTCTTTGGGCAAATCGCCTCTGTTGGTGGGAATCTGCTTCCGCACATGGACTTTACCAGTATTACGAACGGGGTGACGCAACTACGTGGTGCATTCGCAGGGCTGATTAGTTCCCTTACTGGATTGGTTGGGCACTTTACTATGACAAAGGGCGCTGGAGACGGTTTGCGTGCTTTCATGGCGCAAGCGCTTGTGGGCGCAATGAGCATTGCAAGTGGGGTGATGCGTCTCTTTACGCAAGGGTTACAAATTCTGACTGGTATCATCAATCAGCTTCGCCCAACACTACAGCAGGTCGCGTCTATTCTTTCTGGCACATTTGTGCAAGCGTTTAATCAGTTGCGCACCGCAACCGGTTCTCAACTCAATGCTGGTTTTGAGCTCTTTGGTAACATCCTCAAGCAAGTTGGAGAGTGGGCAAAATCTTCTCTGGTGCCAGCGCTCCAGCAACTTCTTCCGGTGCTTGCACGCCTGGGTAGTTCTATTGTCTCCAATGTGGTACCAATCATGATCAACTTCCGTGATCTGGTGCTTAAAATTGCAGAAGTAGCGCTTCCCCCGCTCATGGGCATTCTCGGTTTTATCATTCCGGTGGCACTACGTCTGGCCTCAGTCATTGGTGGAATTCTCACTGGCGCATTTAATATCATCGGGCCAATCGTGGCTGGATTTATCTCTGGCTTAACGAAGATGATTACCTTCTTTCAGCAAAACGAAATTGCAGGGGCGCTTCTCAAAGGTGTTCTTATCGCGATTGCTATTCCGCTTGGTCTGCTTGCGATGGTGCTTCTCCCAATGCTGATTGCCGATATGGTTGGCTCTTTAATAGGGGCAATTGTCGCCTCAGTTGGTGGTTTCTTTGCGATGGCAGGTGCACTCTGGACAGCAGCAGCAGGCATGATTGCGCTTACGTGGCCGATTTTGCTCGTGATTTTGGCAGTGGGTATTTTAATCGCGATTGTGGTGCTCGTTGTCCAGCACTGGAATCAGATTGTCGCTTTTTTCCAGGGGCTTTGGGCAAAGATCGTGGGCTTTTTCCAATCAAACGCCAATACGATTATGAACATTTTGAAAGTCCTGGGAGCAATTGCCCTGGTTGCTTTGACTGGCCCATTTGGCATTGCAGCGCTCCTTATTATGACGCACATCAATCAAATCAAGCAATTCTTTAGTGACCTGGGCACGCATCTGCGCCAATTTGCGACCGCGACCAAGAACTTTGTGGGAGATAAATTTAACGATTTGGGCACAACCATGCGTACGGCTGCAACCAATACGAAGAACTGGGTAGGGGATCGTTTCAATTCGCTTGGCACAACGCTGCATGACGCAGGTGTCGGAGCCGTGAAGGCCGGTCAATGGATGTATCAGCATAACACCTACTGGAAAGCCGCTGTTGATGATGTGACGAAAGCTTTTAACGATACCAAAGCAAAAGTTATTCAGATTGCTGGAGATATCAAGACCGGTGTCGGAAACTTTTTTGATGGTTTAGGCACGCATCTGCGCGAAATCGCAACGAATATAAAAAATGATGTGGGGGGCGCATTTGATTGGCTCGGTACGCATTTAAACGAGGCCGCAAACTTTGTCAAGACAAATGTTGGTAATGCCTTCGATTGGCTTGGTACGCATCTACGGCAGATTGCTACTGATATCAAAAATAACGTTGGCAATTTTTTTAGTCAAATGGGAGAGAAAGTAAAATCAGTCATTGATGATCTCAAAATTGGGGTGGAGTACCGCTTTTTACAATTGGGGCAATTAGTCAATCAAGCTGTTGCGTGGCTTCAGGTCAATGTGATCTCGAAAGTACAGGCGATGGTGTCTGGTTTCCTTGATCGTATTGGGCAATTAAAGGATCAGGCGATTGCGCTGGTACAGGGCTTTGTCTCGAATTTTCTGGGCACCATTGGTGGTCTTGCAAGTCAACTCTGGTCGGCAGGCGCGAATCTGATTGGCATGCTTATCAGTGGCATTGAATCAAAACTTGGTGATCTTGCAGGAGCAGTAGGGCAAGCAGCAGGTAAGCTCGCGAGCATCTTAGGATTTCATAGTCCGACCGAGGAGGGACCAGGAAGTGATGCCGACACCTGGATGCCAAATCTCATGACGATGATGACGAGCGGTATGATTGGGGGCATTCCTAATTTGCAAAAAGCGGCGCTGCTTGCCGCTTCCTCTGTACGCGGCGCGCTTTCGATGGCGCTTCCTATCTCCTCTTCTATTGGGGTGAACAGTTCCTTCTTTGCGCAAGGGGCGGCGAATGCCGCAAAATCAGGAACCGCCAATATTTATGTCCAGCTAGACAGCAAATTGATTGGACAGTCTGTAGGTCAACCAATTGCTGATTATATACGCGTGAAAACCGGAGTACACGTATGAGTATGACTGTTACGATTGGCGGCGTCACCGTGAATGCCACCGTGGCTAGTATTTCGATAGAAAACAGTATCGATGAACGGGCAACCGCAAGTTTTACAGTTTATGATAGTGGAGGGTCTAATCATTATACTCGTGGACAAACATGTACGATTACCGATTCCACGCTTGGGCTCCTCTTTAATGGCATTTTGACGGACGCTGAAGAAACAAAGCTTATCCCTGGCAGCGATATTATGAGTAACATCAGTGCAGTTGATCAGCGTTATTTCTCAGACAATCGCTATTTTACTGATAACGAATATGTGGAACGTGCTTCTGGCGATATTGTGGCTGATGTTGCAACAAAGTATCTCGTACCAGAAGGGATTGTTGCCAATGTCGCGATTGATCATGACAATAGTCAGGCGACGATGAGTACGGGCACACTTTCCAATACCACAGCTACGACGCAAGGGCTGACGCTTTCCCCCTCTGGCACAGAATTTAGTAAGACCGAAACTTCCACCGCTGATTTTAATACAGGGACGCTTAATGAAGTGGTGGGCAGTAATAATTCTCTCGTGCTTGCCTCTACCAAAGCGATGAAATATACGGGAACGGTTGCCCCCAATATCTCCAGTAATGCGTACCTGTATACCATGATTGCAACTCCAAGTCTTGTCTTAGCGACAGGTGACTATCTTTCCTATGATATTTTTATTTCTTCTACGTCGCCTGTTATCTGTGGTGGCATCGATGTAATTGCGACCGATGGTACCGCAGCACGCGATGTGACGTTGGTTGATCAATATGGGGTGAACATGCATCCAAATACCGATCTTTCTAATTATGCAAAGGATACATGGTATCATCGAGAGATTGGTTTCAACAATCCTAATACAACGACCATGATTGGAAAAACGACAAGTCATGCGGTGATTGCTCTGGAAGGTGATACCGCAGGAACCTATACCATCTATGTGCGTAATGTGACGATTAAAAACAGTGGAGGAACCGTACGCGCTACGATCTTTAGTACGACCTATTCGAAGCATCAAGTTGTGGGAAATTCTGCGTATTACGGATATCAGCTCTCAGTGGTCACCGCGTACAATGATGTTGGGCAACGCATCTCGCCAGCCTATAGCATTTCAGCACCGGCCATTGCCAGCGATAGCCTTATTTCCTGGGTGACTCCTGACTATGTACAAAGCACCGCCAACTCAAATACCTATCTTCCACCCGTGACAGTGGAAACCTCTTTTGATGGTGGAGCAACATGGCAGGCGTGCAGCAATCATGCTCCTATTCCAAGTTTGCCTGCTGGATTTACCACCACAAGCCAGACGATTACCCTTAGACAGACGCTTGCGCTCGCTGGCCCAAATCCTGAGATTACACCGTCCATCTCCGATTGTACGGTAACGATCTCACCATCCTACACTGCGACAAAAACTGACCAGCACAACAGCGATAGCACTTCTATAGATTTTAGCGCAGGAACGCTTACGAATGTGTCCTACGTAAGTGGCTCAGGTGAGCAAATAACTGGTGCATTTTCAGCCTGGGGATCGGGCTCCATTATTAATGTCAGCAACTCTGTAACAGGGCAAACAACCTTTGGAACTGGAACCGGAAATCCGATTGTATCGCTTTCCGGTGGGCAATTACAAATACGTGAAGGCGCACCAACTACGCCTAATTTTGTTTCCAGCCGTTTTGATTTTGCAGGACAATGGCAGAATTTTATTCTAGAAATAGATATTGAATCGCAGGCGTCAGGCACATTTATGCCAAATGTGGTCTATAGAACGACCGGTTGGCAAAATGTGGATGATACCTACGCGTACACGCTTCAACTACAGGCAACATCTATCGCACTCTATAAAGGAACAAATACCAGTTCCGGTGGAGGCGGTTCAACCTCGCTTGGCACGTCAGCAGGCACCATTAACTTTCAGGCGGGGCAGATTTATCGCTTAAAGATGGTCATTAATGGGAATAGTCATCAGTTTTATATTAACAACATTCTTGAACTTTCTGTGACTGATAGTTCCTGGCCGAATGCTGGATATGTGGGAGTGAGATTGTGGAATAATACGACGCCAAGACAATCAGCGTTTTATACCAATTTTGGCATTATGAGTAGTGCATTTGTAGGAACGCGGGTGCAGCCAGCGCTTTCGTTGAATGCACTTGGCTCTGTGTATAGTTCTCTTATCCAATGGAATAGCAGCGAGCCGACCAATACGGACATTGTGATTGAAGCATCGATTGATGGCGGTTCCACGTGGCAAACCTGCACCAACGGGGGGAGTATTCCGCAGCTTCCTAATGGCACAAATGTCGTCGGGAAATCACTGCTGGTACGAGAAACACTCAATACACAGAATGCAAATGCAACGCCTACGCTTGAAGGAATTACATGGCTTGTCGTGGGAGCATATAATGCAACCGGTTTTCGCAACACTGTTTCCCTTGCGCTGAGCCCTGCTGTGCGCTGTGGTTCAACCAGTGTGACCTGGAATGCATATACGCCAACAAACACGTCTCTTTTAGTTTCAACAACACTCAATGGACTTGTCTATACTCCTATTAGCACCTCTGGCGATCCTATCACGGGGCTTCTTACAGAGCCAGATCCGACTGTTGATCAATTCAACGTCAACACGTCAGCCAACTATACCGCAACCTTTGGCACAGGCGGGGCGCTAGCAACGTCATGGTCGTATGATCTGGTGAACAGTCGTATTACTGCGCACAATGGCACAAACGCACTCTTTTTAGTCAATGCGTTAACGGCTATCGGCGACGTTGATATAATCGTTGATATGGACATTACGGATGCTGGTGGAGTTGTTTTTCACTACGTGAATGCATCAAATTATTATTTCGTGGTCGTCGGTGACTCTTCGAGTGCCTTTGCCACCAATGTACTCAGACTCTATAAAATGGCTTCCGGCACAATTAGTCAGTTAGCCACACAAAGTATCACATTTGCGCATGGCACGTATCATCGTATTCGCACCACGATGATTGGATCTTTGATCACGGTGTATTTTGATGGTGTCTCTACTATTACGTACACGGACGGTTCCCCACTTGGCGTAGGGCAAGTTGGACTCTCGAACTTCAATAATCAATCAAGATATTATCAATTTTGGGTGCAACCGCAGGGCGTAGCGCTTACCACGCAAACAGTGGTGACAAAGGTTGTCATGACTTCTACCGATCCAACCGTGAGCCCTATCTTGACTGACCTCACGACTGCCGTCAGAAATCCGAATATTGACACGGGGGTGGTGATTCCGGTCACTGGATATCAATATCAAAATACCATCTCAGCACTCTTTGATGATCTGGTAAAAACCAATAACTTCTGGTGGGGGATTGATGTCAACAGAAATCTTCTCTTTCAAAATAGACCAGCCGTACTCTCACCATTTATTTTGCAATCCTCCGATCTGCTTGCACAGGCCACACCAAAATATAAAAATACCTCACCGCTCTATCGTAATAGACAGTGGATTTTGGGCGGTTTGGATACGACCACGCTGGTCACCGATACACGTATGGGAGACGGCTTTACGCAAGCCTGGGCATTGGCCTATGCGGTTGCAGATGTAACCGGCAGTACACCGGCTCCTGTGATTACGCGTAATGGGGTCACACAGCAGGTAGGTGTCTCAGGTGTGGACACTGGTATGGATTTCTATTACGCAGCAGGCGACTCTACGATTGCGCAAGATCCTTCTGAGACACCACTTGGCATTACTGACGCGCTCGTTGTTCAGTATTACGGACAGATACCGGTGGTGGTTTCCGCTGACAATACCGCAGCCCAAACGGCGCTTGCCGCGCTCCAGGGAGGGACAGGCATTGTTGAAGCCATTGAGACAGCAGCAGGGCTCAGTAAAAGCGCAGCACAGCAGTTAGCAAACGCACGCCTTGCACAGTACGCCATACTGACCACAACGCTGACTTTTGATACGCTTCGTTCCGGCCTTGCAGCCGGACAGCAGCTCACGGTGTTTCTGCCGGAGCATGGTATTTTCGATGTGCAATATCTTATTAGCAAAGTAACGATTAAACCACGCATTCTCGCAAGCGGGGTCGTCCAATATGTGAATACCGTGGAGGCAACATCAGGACCAAACGTGGGGAGTTGGACAAAGTTATTTCTTGCGCTTGGACAAACCCCCCAGTAGAAGTCCTTAGAAGTAGTAGTAATAACTCTATATCTTCTATAGTATATATACCTTTTTCTTTTTTTGCGCTTACATAAGCTATATTGTCAAAAAATCAGACATTTATAAAAAATCTTCGATGAGTTTTCAGAAGAAAAACTCATAGGCAAAATCTTATAAAATGAAAGCAAATTGGCAATATGGTAAATGAAAGGAGAAAAAAGAGATGAACACACGTGCTATCCTGGCGTATTATGATCTGCTTTCTGATGGATATGGCGGCGATGAAGTCACCTTTTGCTGCCCATTTCACGGCGAACAAACGCCAAGTCTTAGTTTCAACACGCAAAAGAATGTTTTTTATTGTTTCAGTTGCGAAGCAAGTGGCGATTGTATCGATCTGGTACGCTCTTTAGAAGGATATAGCAGTGATATGCAGGCCATACGCAAGATTGCAAAGATCCTGCGTTCTCCTGATGCGGCGTCACATTTGCGGGTGGTGCCACAGGAGCGAGAATCGTATCAAGCAGCGCGTGAAAAAGCATTCACATTCTACAAGAGTTTACCCGCGATTGATTGGCTCAAGATTGCTTCCTCGTATCTCTATGAACGTGGATTTACCAGCCAGACGCTTACGCAGTGCGGCGTGAAGTATAACGCCAATTCCATCTATGCTTTGGTCATTCCCCTGGTAGAACAGGGCGTGTTTTATGGGTACGTCACGCGGCGCATCGATCAGGTCAAGAGTCGCAAGTATCTCAATAATCGTGGCTATCCGCGCTCTGAAATACTCATTGGTAATTTAGTGCCAGACCGCGTGTTGGTGGTTGAGGGCATACTGGATCGTATGAAAGCTGTTCAGTATGGCGTCACCAATGCGACCGCGCTCTTAAATTGGAAGATCAGTGATGTCCAGGCGCGTAAACTGGCAGCAGTAGCAACGACCGTTGTCTGTGGCCTGGATAATGATGAGAAAGGGGAACGCGGCTACGAATATCTGTGCGCTGTAATGCGGCCATATGGAGTACCGGTTGTCCGTTTACCATTTCCCCCAGGAAAGAAAGATGTGTGTGATTTGTCGCGCAAAGAATTCCTTCTTGGATGGCGCGCAACAATTTTTCAAGAAAACAAAAATCTCGTACAAAAAGTTTTATAAGTTCTGAAAAAACAAAGAATATAGTTAATGAAGCTTGTAAAATGCTTCATTCAATGAGGTCAAAAGAATCCCTCGTTTTAAGTAGGATCATCAGTACCTCTACAAAAATGAAAGTGAGAATTTTAGACAATGCCTATTGACGTAAAGAAAGTCAAACTTGACCTGGATCGTGAAGCCCGTGAAGTGGAGCGCAAGAATAAAGAGCGCTCATTTGGCTCGGTACGTATGTTGACACTCAAAAAGGGGAAGTCGGTACGAGTCCAATTCTATTATGACTTTGATAAGGGGATGGAAATTCCCTGGCATGATCACCTGACCGACTTCAAGAAAAGCGGTCCTTGCCGACATTTCTTCGGTTATACCTGCCACGGTTGTGATCACCCTGAGCAGTACCGTTCTGCGGAGAAACAGAAACCGCAGTACTTTTTCGGGGTGTACTGCTTCCCTGACCAGAATCCTGATCCTGATGACAAATACCCCAATGTTGGCTCACGTGTGATGAACGTGAAGCGCGCAAGCAATCACCCGTGGGACATGCTTTACGACGGTTTTATGAGCGAGGGTGTTGACCTCACAGAGGGCAAATACCTGTACAAGCGCAATACTGCCGAAGGCGCTGATACGAAGTACGATCTGCGTTTGAAAGGCAGCGCGGTTGATTTGCCAGAGGATGTGCAGCCGCCAACCGACGAGCAAATCAAAATGGCTGTTGCCAGCTTCTATGATTCAGAATTGGCGCGCATGATCCGCGAGGAGCAGGAGGCAGAAGAAGACGAAGATGAGGATGAAGACGAAGTGGTCGCTACTCCTCCAAAGAAAAAAGCAGCACCAAAGGTTGATCCTGAAGTGGAGCGTAAAGAGGTCTTCAGCAAACTCAAAGAGGCCAAGACCGTAAAAGTTGGCAAGTCTGCTCCCAAACAGGAAGAGGATGATGAGGAAGAAGTGGTAGAGGAGAAGCCACGTAAACTGGTCACCAAGAAAGCTCCAGTGGTTGAGCAGGAAGACGACGACGAAGAAATCGAAGTAAAACCTGTTGCAACTCCTGTCTCGAAAATGAAGGTGCAAAAGCTTCAGACGGCAAAAGCTCCAAAGCAAGAAGATGATGAGGACGACGACGATGTCGAAACCTTTCGCCTGGGCACAGCATAAAAGCATCGCCATTGTGGGATCGCGTGAGTATCCTTATCCAGGTCGGGTGCGCCGCTTTGTACAACGCCTTGCGGCCATCTGCTCTCCTGAGACGCTGATTGTCTCAGGAGATGGTGGGAGAGTGGATAAGACGGCAATCTATGAAGCCGAACTTCAGGGGATGCACTGGATGGTGTTTCCGGCTGATTGGAACGCGAAGACGCTGCCAAATGGCAAAAGAACGTATGACAGGGGCGCTGGATTTCGCCGCAATCAATATATCGTTGATCAGGCAGACGCGCTGGTGTACTTCTGGGTGAGTCCTACGGCAGGCACCGCAGATGACATT